CCTGATGACGTGATGATTGTTGGAGGTAGGCCGGCAATGGGTAAAACTGCATGGGCAGTTAGTTTGATTAGAAACCTTTGTTTTAATGAGAATAGGGTTGTTGTGTTTTTCTCATTAGAAATGGCCCATGATAGAATAGTGAGGAGGATAATAAGCAATGTATTGGGTATTAATTCTAATCATATTAAATACGGGCAATGCTCAGATATGGAGCTCCAAAGGATTGAGGATTTAAAAAGCAGCCCTGCGTGGGATAACATTGTTATTTTTGATGGCAGCCATACAACAAAGGATATTGAAAGCAAATTGCAGTCTGTTAAGAATAAGGGCAAAGATGTTGGACTGTTTATGATTGATTACTTGCAAAAGATTATGCCAGGCAAAAGTGAAAACAGATACCAGGAGGTAACAAAGATATCCAATGATGTTAAGAGAATTGTAATGGCTCATAGAGTGCCTTGCATAGCATTGGCCCAATTGAGTAGGGATGTGGGTAGAACAGGAAAGAGGCCAAGTTTACCCGATTTAAAAGAGAGTGGAGAGATTGAGCAGGATGCAAGTATTGTTGGCTTTTTACATAGGCCTGAGTATTACGACCAAACTGCAGATGAGAATGGGGAAAGCATGGAGGGAGTTGGAGAGTTTATTATTGCCAAGAATAGGGATGGAGCAGTAGGTATAACTAAAATGGATGTTGAGCTTGCAACATCGGAGTGGAATAACTATACAGAGAGGCAGACCATTGAGCAAAAGGTTGAGGATTATTATGCAGGAATGACACCAAATAAAAATATACCTTTTTAAATATAACAAATTATGAAAGTTTTAAATTTATATGCTGGAATAGGTGGTAACCGTAGACTATGGGGAGATGAACACGAAATAACAGCAGTAGAATTTGATGAAAAAGTAGCTGAAAAATATCAAGGGCTTTACCCTAATGATAAAGTTGTAGTTGCTGATGCTCATCAATATTTGTTAGATCATTATACAGAATATGAAAATGGTTTTATTTGGACTTCGCCACCTTGTCAAACTCATAGCAAAGCTAATTATTTTATAAACTACATTACAGAAAGTAGATACCCTAAGATGGAACTTTGGCAAGAGATAATATTTTTAAAAACATTCTGTAAGGGTAAGTTTTGTGTTGAAAATGTAAAAGCATATTATGAGCATTTTATACCACCAACTGCAGAAATAGGAAGACATTATTTATGGGCTAATTTTGTAATACCACAAATAAAGCAGCCAAAAGGAGAAGTGGGCACAATGATGAAACAATATGCAGGAACAAATAAGCATGCACATAGTAAACCATTAGCAGAGCGTAATATGGTAAATGCTGAGTTAGGCCTACATATTTTAGAAAGAGCTCAAGGAATTATTAAATCAAATTCAAGCAATCAAGGTAGTTTATTTTAAATGAAACCATTAAAGCAAAAAAAATGCAAAACGTGTGGAGTAATGTTTACTCCTTACAAGTCAACTCAAAAAGTATGCAACTATAAATGTGCCATTGAGCATGCAAATTTAGAGATGAGAAAGCAGGCAAAAAAAAAGGCCAGGGCAGAGAGAAAGGAGTACTATGAAAAAAGCATGACATTAAGTGATTGGAAAAAGAAAGTGCAAACTGTATTCAATAAATATATCAGATTAAGAGATATAAACAGAGGTTGTGTAAGTTGTGATACTCCGCTACAGAATAGGAAGTTTGATGCAGGGCATTTTTACGCAACTACTTATGAGGGCCTTAGATTTAATGAGCTGAATGTACATGGACAATGTGTACCCTGTAATAGGAATATGCATGGCAATATCCATGAATATAGGAAAAGGATAACAAACAGAATAAGCCAGGATGAGCTCCAATGGTTGGATGATAATAGGCATATCAAGCTAAAATTAAACAAGGTAGAATTGGAGGAGTTGTATAACCATTATAAACAAAAAATAAAAGATCATGAGAGAATTTGATGAGGTAGTCCAGGACTTGGATGATATTATAAATTGGTATAGGGAGCTGCCAATGGATTACACAGGTATAAATGATTTAATGTATCAGCGTATTCAGTTAGTTACCTTGTTATCCTTTTATGCATCCGAGTTGGGGCAGGTTCGGATAAATTGGAAAAATGCAGAGGCAGAGACAGAGAGATCCAAAAGAGAGCATACAAAAAAGTACCTGGATGCAGGATTCCCGATGAGTAAGGCATCCGAGTTAGGCAAGTTCTCTTCAGTTGAGGAGTATATTGAAGAAAAGAAATGGGATGGCTTATACTACCAAATGAGGCTATTTTATGACAATGCTACATCCATTATTGATGCAATGAATCAGCATATTTCAAACCTTAAAAGAGAGGAGCAATACCAAAAAGTAACAGACTAATGAAAAGATTTTATACAATTAACGAAAATAACCAAGAAGAATTTGATACAGATTGGTTTCAAGAGGCAAGGGAAAATAATAAATTAATTACAGTTAATAGTTTAAGCGGAGGAAAAACATCTGCATACATAGCTGCTAATTATCCAGCAGATTATAATGTTTTTGCTTTAGTAAGAACAAATGATAAAAATTGCATATTTCCAGATGAAAAAGTAAGGCAGATGGTTTCAGATAGAATTGGAACGGAATTTATCGGGACATTAGAGGAGGATGCAATTATTTACACAATGTTAGATTTAGAGCAGTTTATTGGCCAAAAAATTGATTGGGTTACTGGAGAAACATTTGACGAAGTGATTATAAGGTCTGAAAAAAACAGAATTGAAAACACTCGTTATTTACCAAATGTAACGCAACGTTTTTGTACTACTGACATGAAATTAAAACCTTTATTTAATTGGTGGCTTAACAACATAAATGAACCTGTTGAGATGCGTATTGGATTTCGAGCTAATGAGATGTCAAGAGCCAAAACAATGATTGAAAAAAAGAACAAACATGGATTATTAGAGTTTAAACATATCGTTGGTAAGCATAAAAATGGGAATAATAAATGGAAGAAAACAGGGTGGCAGAATCCCGTATTTCCATTAATTGAGAACGGTATATTTAAAGATACTATTGAGCAGTATTGGAAGGATAAGCCTGTGAGATTTGCATACATGAATAATTGTGTTGGTTGTTTTCATAGGAGTCCTGTATTATTAAAACACATGAGCGAAAGACATCCTAACAAATTCGATTGGTTTATTAATGCTGAAAATTTAGGAGATGGAAAGAGAACATTTAAGAATGGAATAACCTACGATAAAATAAAAAACAGTTTCAAGCAAACACAATTGTTCGATGATGACTTCAATGAATGCGATTCGGGTTATTGTGGGTTGTAATTTATAGATTGAAATAAAAAATTAATATTCATGCTTTGAGATAGAAAATAAATTTCTATATTTGTTCTATAACTTTAAATCATAACATCATGGAAGTAGAAAAAATGACCATTAAACAGATTGAGAAAAAAATTGATGAGCTTAAGGCTTTAAGACCTTGGTCCAATGAAAATCTGCAATTAATTAGAACTCTGGAGATAGAGTTATCATATAGAGTACATTTTAAATAAACCTTAAATCATAACAAAAATGGCACAGAAAAAACAAAACGTGTTTGAAGCATTGAGCAGTATCAATGTGAATGAGAAAACAGAGAAAAAGGATAATTTAACTTATTTGAGTTGGGCATGGGCCTGGCAAGAGTTTCAAAAAGTTTGTCCTACGGCAACTTACGAGATCCTAAAAAATGAAAACGGATTACCATACTTTGCAGATGAAAGTGGGGCAATGGTTTACACTCAAGTAACAGTTGATGATATTACACATGAGATGTGGCTGCCTGTAATGGATGGTAAAAACAAGGCAATGAAGTCAAAACCGTATAACTACCAAACCAAGTTTGGAGAAAAAACAGTACAAGCCTATAATATGTTTGACATCAATAAAACAATCATGAGGTGTTTAACGAAAAACCTTGCAATGTTCGGATTGGGTATTTACATCTACGCAGGAGAGGATTTACCTGATGGATATGAGGAGCCTGCACCAGCAAAACCGAAGTTAGATGCTAAGAGATTAAATGGAGCCTTAGAGAGCATTAAAAATGGCAACTATACTTATGATAAGTTAGTGGATACTTTTGATTTAACAGAGGCACAGATTAAGAAAGCTGATAAGTTTATCAAGGAGCTCCAAGAGGCAGAGGTAGAGGAAAAAGAATTAGAAACCGAAAACAAATAACACAATGGAAAATTTATTAGTAAGATGCTCAGAGTTGAGCAAGTTAATGACCAAGAGCAGAAGTAAAAGCAGCCCATTATCCGAGACAACAAAAACCTATGTAATGGAAAAGGCAAAGGAGGCTTTTTATGGCATTACTCCTAATTTCAGCAGTAAGTATACTGAAAAGGGATTGTTAAATGAGGATGAGGGAATTGAGATGGTTAACCAAGTTAGGTTCATGGATTTCCGTAAAAATGCGGAGAGAATAACAACAAGTTGGTTGACTGGGGAGTGTGATATTTTAGGAGATGAGAGGATAATTGATATTAAGTGCTCCTGGAGTTTTGAAACGTTTCCTGCATTTCAAGAGGAGGC